TGACGGTTGGCTTTGAAGGAATTAGGGGTGAATCTCTATGTATGCTTAAACCACCGCCAGATACAGAAATAAAACAAATACTGGATGAATCAGGCATTGATGGTATAGAGTATAGGAATGCAGTTCCAGACTTTTTACCTACGGCAAAAGCACAGGTGGAAATTGATTATATGTTAGGTGGCAATGATAGTAAACTTGGAAGTAAAGCAAGGGATGAAAATTTTGCCCAAGCAGATATAAAATTAGCTAAACAACTTAATAAATCACCTAAATTAGCACACAATTTTGGCATGAAATCAGGAGGAATTAAATCAATAGATATAAAAAATTATCGAAAGAAAAACAAATTAACTTGGCATGAAGTAAATAACTGCAAAACTATACAACTTGTACCGTCAAAAATAAACAGTACATTTGGGCATCTTGGTGGAATTGGAGAAATAAACGCAGGAGCATTTAAAACTGGAGGATTTGCTTGCAAAGCATAGAAGGGAGAGTTTAAATGAAAATTAATGATAAAACTTTTGGAGAACTTGAATATAATTATACATGGTCTAAAGACATTTCTATTGAGTTTTGCGGAAAAGAATATGTAATAGCCTTAATGGTAGATGGTGAAGAAGATGGCAATTTCTATAATGAACAATATGAAGCATATACTTCATTTATGCAGAACTGGAATCAGATTCAACAAAACGTTTTGCAACCAATTTTAGATTACTATAAAGAAAAACGACACGAACTTGGTTATGATATTGCATTTAATGAAAATTATCCTTTAATTGAAACAACTGAACAACTTCTTGAAAAGATATGGTTAGTTGGTATTGTTGTTTCATATCCGGGCTCTTTTGAAGGTCGAGATATTGGGTTAACCTTCGATTGTACATGGGACGAAGAAAATGGGGTAGGTCTTCGGCTTATAGATGAAAAAGTTGATGAAGTAGGCTATCAAGACGTTGCAATTTAAAATAAGCGTAAATATGGGGGCTTTCGCCCCCCCTTTTTTGTTTGTATTATCTCATTTGTCCAAAATAGCTTTGATTAACTTAGTTACAAGCAACAAATCTTCATGTGACGCTGATCTTAACAACTTTCCTATTGCACCTTTTATATTTTCTTGGGTGTTCTGAACTCTGAACACTGTCAAACAGTACGTTGTCAGGGGTAGTTTCCAGTGCATTACAACATTACAAATGGTCACAATTATATAAAAATACCCACAATAAAGCGTAAAGAAATAAATTAAATATAATGATTTAAAATCTAAATTAGAACTTAAGACGCATATTTTATATTATACGATCTAACTTAGGAAAAAAAAATAACCATAAAGCATCTCAAACGAGGTGCTTTTTTCATGCCCAATTTTAGGAGGTGATCATATTAATATATTTTCAAGATTATTTAAATCAAGGGCTGAACCTAAAAATAGCTTGTTCGGCTCTACCTATAGTTTTTTCTTTGGCTCTACTAGTAGTGGGAAAATGGTCAATGAAAGAACAGCCATGCAAACCACAGCTGTATATGCTTGTGTTAGAATACTGGCTGAAACGATAGCCTCACTCCCACTCCACACTTATATGAATACTGAAAGTGGAAAGGAAAAAGCAAGGGACCATCCAATATATTACCTTCTATCAGATTCGCCTAACCCTGAGATGACTTCATTCGTGTTTAGAGAAACACTTATGGGTCATCTTTTATTATGGGGAAATTCCTACTCTCAGATAATAAGAAATGGGCATGGAAAAGTAGTGGCTCTATATCCCCTGCTTCCAGACAAGATGAAGGTAGGAAGAAGTGAAAATGGAGAAATTTATTATCTCTATACTAGCGAAGGGAAGGAATATTTACTAAGAAATACAGAGGTCCTTCACATACCAGGCCTTGGCTTTGATGGTCTCATTGGATACTCCCCCATTGCCATGGCTAAAAATGCAATTGGTATGGCTCTAGCAACAGAAGAATACGGAGCTAAGTTCTTCTCAAACGGTGCAAATCCTGGTGGTGTTCTAGAACATCCTGGTGTTGTAAAAGATCCTCATAGAATTAGGGATAGCTGGAATCAAGTGTATCAAGGAACATCAAATGCTCATAGAGTTGCCGTTCTTGAAGAAGGTATGAAGTTCTCTCCCATCGGCATACCACCAGAACAGGCACAGTTTTTAGAAACAAGGAAATATCAAACTGAGGAAATTTGTCGAATATTTAGAGTCCCTCCCCATTTAGTTGGTGATTTAGAAAGAGCTACTTTTTCAAATATTGAACATCAATCTATAAGCTTTGTAGTTCATACTATAAGACCTTGGCTTGTTAGAATAGAGCAATCTATTAATAAAGCCTTGTTTTCTGAGGAAGAAAGGCACAAGTACTTTGTTAGTTTCTTAGTTGAAGGCCTTCTTCGTGGGGACTATGAATCAAGAATGAGAGGTTATTCTATCGGCATTCAAAATGGATTTATGTCTCCTAACGATGTAAGGAGTTTAGAAAACATGAACCCTATACCCTCTGATGAAGGTGGAAACACATACATGGTCAATGGCAATATGCTAAAGCTTAAAGATGTTGGTGCTTATGCGAATAAAAACACTGGAGGTGATGAAAATAAAGAAGTTTTGGAACTGGATAAAGAATGATGATGAAAGGACTTTATTTTTAAATGGTGTGATATCTGATGAAACTTGGTATGGAGATGAAATCACACCTAAACTATTTAAAGATGAGTTAAATAGTGAATCTGGAGATATTGTTGTTTGGATTAATTCCCCTGGTGGCGACTGCATTGCTGCTAGTCAAATCTACAATATGTTAATGGATTATAAAGGCAACGTCACAGTTAAGATTGATGGAATTGCAGCTAGTGCGGCATCCGTTATTGCTATGGCTGGTACTGAAGTACAAATTTCACCTACAGGTCTAATGATGATCCATAATCCGTTGACTATTGCCTTTGGCGATGCAAGTGAAATGGAAAAAGCCAAAGCAATGCTATCAGAAGTTAAAGAAAGCATCATTAATGCTTATGAGTTAAAAACTAGCATACCAAGGAATGAACTCTCTCATCTTATGGATGAGGAAACCTGGTTTAATGCTAGAAAGGCTGTGGACTTAGGGTTTGCAGATAAAATAATGTTTGCACAGGGTGATGAAGATAAAAACCTTGAAGGATTAGCTTTCAGTAATATGGTAGCTGTCAATTCTATATTAAGTAAACTACCCAAAAAGGAAAAGCCACCTGCTGGTACTTCCTATAAAGAACTAAGTACAAGATTAAATCTAATTAAATAAATGGAGGTATATTCAATGAATAAAATATTAGAATTAAGAGAAAAAAGAGCGAAGCTTTGGGAAAGTGCCAAAGCTTTTTTAGATGCAAGAAGAGATGACAAAGGGCTTGTTTCAGCTGAAGATACTGCTACCTATGAAAGAATGGAACAAGATGTAGTTGATTTAGGTAAAGAGATAGACAGGTTAGAAAAACAAGCCGTTCTCGATTTAGAACTATCAAAGCCTACTTCCACTCCCCTCTCTAATAAACCTAACAATGGTATGGGGGAAATAAAAGAAGGTCGTGCATCTGATGAGTATAAGAAAGCCTTCTGGAATGTTATGAGAACGAAGAATCCAAAGTCAGACGTATTTAATTCTCTATCCATAGGCGATGATACAGAAGGAGGTTACCTTGTTCCCGATGAATTTGAAAGAACTTTAATTCAAACCCTTGAAGAAGAGAATATCTTTCGTAAACTTGCTAAAGTCATCCAAACCTCAAGCGGCGACAAAAAGATCCCTGTTGTAGTGACTAAAGGAACTGCATCTTGGCTTGATGAAGGCGAAGAATATGAAGAAAGTGATTCTGTATTTGGGCAAACTTCCATCGGAGCTTATAAGCTAGGTACTATGATTAAAGTATCTGATGAACTTTTGAATGACAGTATATTTAACATTGAAAGCTATATCTCTACTGAGTTTGCAAGAAGAATCGGTGCTAAGGAAGAAGAAGCTTTCCTAGTTGGCGATGGGATTGGAAAACCTACAGGGATCTTTAATGCTACAGGTGGTGCTGAACTTGGAATAACAGCTGGCTCTGCTACTGCAATTACAGCAGATGAGATTATTGATTTAGTATATTCTCTTAAAGCTCCTTATAGAAAAAATGCGTCTTTTATCATGAATGATGCAACTATAAAGGCTATTCGTAAATTAAAGGACGGTCAAGGTCAATATTTATGGCAGCCATCACTTACAGCAGGAACACCAGATACTTTGCTTAATCGTCCAGTATATACATCTGCTTATGCTCCTATTCTTGAGGCTGGTGCTAAGACCATCGCCTTTGGTGATTTTGGGTACTACTGGATTGCTGACAGACAAGGTCGCTCTTTCAAAAGACTAAATGAGCTTTTTGCAACTAGTGGTCAAGTAGGTTTCTTAGGTAGCCAAAGAGTGGACGGAAAACTTATCCTTCCAGAAGCAATTAAAGTCCTACA